CTCGATATGCAGAATTAAAAATTAATGCATTAAATGAATTTGCAGACAGATTAGAGGTACAACCAGATTGTCCTAATTTACATGTATATATCAAGAAAAGCGGAAATCAAACGGAAAGTTAGCGGAATTGCAACGGTGCTTTAATGGAATATTATGGTATTGTAGCAAAGGTAAGTTAGGTTAGTCGCTTTATAGACCACGAGAGTTAAAACTTACAATGCGTACTTTAGTTGTTAAATTAAATTTCACCTTAAAAAACCTAGTCATTAAGGCTAGGTTTTTGTATTATATTTATTGAGGTGAGGTTATTGGAAATAGATGGTGTATTATATATACCAAACTTTAGCAATGAGAGACAACAAGAAGAATTTAAAGAAATTTTTGCACGTAGCTTAAATTTAGATAAAGTAGACAAAAAAGATTGGAAAATTAATATTAATACTTACGAAAGTGTTTATTCGGTAGAACTTTTGTATGATTCTAAGGTAATAGGACTCTGGATAGTATTTGATATACCATTTCAAAAGATGGATTTAGAATTATTTAAAGATCTTAATGAAAAAGCTGAAAAAATGTTTAGAGAGGAATGGTTTTATGGAATAAAGGATGCAGATGCGCTGAAAGCTTTACTAGCAAGAGTTGATAACGGATTTTTTGGTATTGAACCTTATCCAACAACTATTTCTAAAGCAAAAGTTTTTTGGTATACGATAGCTACAAAACAGATGTTTAATAATGGAAATAAGAGAACAGCGTTACTAACAGCATTAACTTTTTTAAGATTAAATGGTTATAATTTGGATTTCAAAGATTCAAGTGAACTTTATAATATTTCTATGGATTTGGCTAACAAAATAATGTCAGAAGATGATTTGGAACAGTATTTGCGCCAAAAAACACAAGTTGATTTTGAACAGATGGAAGAAATAACTAAAATTCTAAATCTTGAAAAAATATCCAAGTCGTGGTAGATTAGAATATTAATTTGGGAGGGATTGCTATGGAAAGAAAAATAAATTACGAAGTACCAAGTATCGCTAAAAATAAACACCTTAGACAAGATGTTTTAAGTATAGAAGTTCAAGAACCAATTATTAAAAGCAAATCCTTTAAAGAAAGAATTATCGACAGTATTTTTGAAGATAAAGAAGTAAGAAGTGCATTAAAAATGTTATCAGAAGTCTAAATATATTGAAAATATTTTAAGTCAGTCTAGTCAGGCTGGCTTTTTATTTTGGAGAAAATTATGAAAGATAGTATAGATTTTGGAAAGGTACAAACTTATGAAGAATTAAGGATGTTACGTGAGTTAGAGAAACATTACAAGAAACATCCAGTAAAACATAAGCGTAAGTATAGTAGAGATGTTAGCAAGATTAAATTAAAAGGTGGTGGGTGATATGGTGTGAAGAAAAGTGAAGAAAAAGGACCTTTTTTTGAATTGACTAAAAGGCAGAGAAAAGCCGTTGTTATGCTATATGAAGGTACTTATACCAACAAAGAAATTGCAGAAGTACTTCACTGCTCAGAGAGTTTAATTTATAAGTGGAAACGTGAAAATAAATTGTTCCAACAAGCTAGAAGACAATATGAAACTATGATTATTGAAGACAAGTATGTTTCGGAAGCAATGCAATCTATTTATGCTTTAGTTAAAACAGCTAAATCTGAAATGGTTAGGTTACAGGCTGCTATTTCTATTTTGAAGTTGGCTGGTAGGCTAACTGATAGTAGCACACCAGAGTTAGACAAAGCTAAGGTACGTAAGGCAAATGCAGAAGCAGATATTGCACGCTGGAGAGCTGATGAACTCACTGGTAAAAACAAGTCAGATGATTCTACCGTTTTAGTTGATGATATAGGAGATGTAGAAGATGAGTAAAGTTATTAAAATGACCGAGATGGTTAATCCGCATTTCTACAAGCTATGGACTACTAAAAAATCATATATCATTGCTAAAGGTGGACGTGGTTCGTTTAAATCATCTGTTATTAGTTTGAAGTTAGTTACATCAGTTAAGAAGTGGACACAGTTGCACAAGAAAGTAAATGTTGTGTGCATCCTGGCCAACAAGTCAGACTTGCATGATACAGTTTACAGTCAAATTATGTGGGCTTTAGATATGCTTAATTTAAATGATGAGTACAATTACTACAAGTCACCATTGAGAATTACACATAAGCTAACTGGTAGTACGTTTTATTTCTATGGTGCTGATAATCCACATAAGCTTAAATCTAACAAGGTAGATAATATCATTGCTGTTTGGTTTGAAGAAGCAGCAAACATGAAAGGTGTAGATGTGTTTGATCAATCTATACCTTCTTTTATTAGACAAAAGCCAGATTACGTTGATGATGTAAAAGTTTATTTTTCATACAATCCACCACGTAATCCTTATGAGTGGATAAATGATTGGGTAACTGCTAGAGAAGAAGATCCAGAATATTTTGTTGATACGAGCACTTACTTAGATGATGAATTAGGATTCACAACAGAGCAGCAATTAAAGTTGATTGAGAGTTATAAAAATAATGATTATGACTATTACCGTTGGTTGTATCTGGGTGAAGTCATTGGACTTGGTACTAATATTTACAACATGGATAATTTCAAAGTATTAAAAGAGTTGCCAAATGATGATTACATTACAAATTGGTTCTGTGCTATTGACTCTGGCCATGAAGTATCTGCTACTACATTTGGCGCTTATGGATTGACTAGAAAAGGTAATGTAATTCTATTGGATACCTATTATTACAGCCCACAAGGCAAGGCACATAAAAAGCCACCTAGTGAGTTATCTAAGGACTTGTATTCATTCATTAACAAGTTGGCCAAACAATTCAAAAAGCCGGCAACTAAATTAACAATAGATTCTGCTGAAGGTGCTTTAGATAATCAGTTCTACAGTGATTATGGAGTACATCTTCATAAGGTAGCAAAATTGAAAAAAGTAGACATGATAGACCGTGTGCAAAATATAGTTGCTCAGGGTTGTTTTTATTATCTAGATATTGAGTCAAATAAAATCTTTATCGAAGAACACAGGAATTACAGATGGGATGAAAAAACTTTAAACAGTGACGATCCTAAAGTTATCAAAGAAGAAGACCATACATGCGACCAATTCCAGTACTTTGTGCGAGATAATGAACGCTTGCTAGGTTTGAAATATTAAGGTGGTGGAGTGATGTCATTAATTCAACAAATAAAAGATTGGTTTAGGAAAGGAGGTGCCAAGTTAGGAATGGTAAAGAGTTTAACTAACATTACAGATGATGATAGAGTTTCGATTGATCCAATGGAATACGAACGAATAAAGTTGGCCAAGTTGTATTACAAAGATGATTTGCCAAAAGTTAAGTATCGTAATTCATACGGTGAATACAGACAACGTCCGTTGAGTTCACTAAACGTGACTAAGTTAGCATCTAAGAAATTAGCGTCAATTATCTTTAACGAACAATGTTCCTTGTCTTTGGAAGATGAAACAACAAACGAGTTCATCAATGAAGTAGTTAAAGATAATAAATTTAATATGAGATTTGAACAACGCTTAGAAACTGCTATTGCTTTAGGTGGTTTAGCTGCAAGACCTTATGTTGATGATAATGATGTTATTAGAATAGCTTGGGCTAACGCAGACCAATTCTATCCATTACGTAACAACACTGATGATATTTCTGAATGTGCTTTTGCTAGTCGCACAGTTAAGACTGAAAATGACAGAAATGTTTATTATACATTGCTTGAATTTCATGAATGGGATGATGCTAAAACTTATCATATAACAAATGAGTTATACCGTTCTTATCAATCAGATGTAATTGGTGAACAAGTAGCACTTGAAACTCTATATCCTAATTTAGCACCAGAATTAATCTTTACTGATGTTATTACTAAACCATTATTTGCATATTTCAGAACACCGGGAGCTAATAATAAAAATTTAGATAGTCCACTTGGCGTTGGTATTGTAGATAATTCTAGGAATGTAATAGACGCTATCAATCGAACTCATGATATGTTTGTACATGAAGTTAGAATGGGAAAACGTAGAATTGCAGTTCCTGCTGAAATGTTAAAACCTACTGGAAATCTGTACGGAGATGAAGTAGATGATGCTCATCCAGTTCTATTTGATAAAGACGAAGATGTTTATCAAGGGATGTATGGAGATACAGATAAGCTGAGTGTAACTGACTTAACTTCTGATATTCGTTCAAGCCAGTTTAAAGAGTCGATAGATTATTTCTTACGTGAGTTTGAGCAACAAATTGGTTTTAGTTCTGGTACGTTCTCTTATGATGGTCAAGGAGTTAAAACAGCTACTGAAGTTGTCAGTGAAAATTCTGCAACCTATCAAACACGTTCTAGTTACTTAACTCAAGTAGAGTTGTTTTTAAATCAATTAGTTAATGCAATTCTTGGAGTAGCTAGCGTGGGACAATTCTTTTCTGACGGTAAGCCTAGATGGACCGGTAATGTAGAAGATGTTGAATTGTCTGTACATTTTGATGATGGTGTGTTTATTGATAAAGATAAACAACGAGCTGATGAGATGCAGTTAGTTGCTGCTGGAATTATGCCAAAGCTTGAGTATTTAAAACGCAACTTTGGTTTGAGTGAAGAAGATGCTCAAAAATGGTTAGCTCAAGTTACTAATGAACAACCAGATTATTCTGCTAATGTATTTCAGGAGCAAGATACAGGTGGTGTCTAGCTTATGGATTCAAAACAGAAACTAGACCAAGACACAAATAACATTGCTAATCTCTATTCTAATTTAGAAGATAAGATATTTTCTGAGATTATCAAAGTGTTACAACGTGGGCACTATAAAGATGTAACACAAGATAATGTTGTTCAGTGGCAAGCACAGCAATTGTCACAAATGGGAGCATTAACCAAGAGAGTAATTGATTTAATGGCAGACTTTGACGGTATCTCACCTAGTGAAATTGAAACTATCTTAAAACAAGATGGATATGAGATATTAGATGAAGTCAGCCAAGAATTGAAGTACAGTGGCCAAGTTAGTCAGCCAATCAGTGATGAGAGTTTTAACATGCTTGATTCAATGGTTAGACAAACTACAGATACCTTAAATAATACGATTAATCAAACTCTGCTTAGTCGCAATTATGGTGTTAATCCTGTTATGCGAACGTATCAGGAAATTTTGAAACGCTCAACAATTGAAACTGTAACTGGACTTAAAACTCATGATAGAGCAGTCAAGGACGCTATTTACCAACAATTAGATAAAGGTATCGAAGTTATGAGAGATAAGTCTGGACGTGCATGGTCTCTTGAAGGATATACACGTATGGTACTTACGACAACATCTAACAGGACTTACAATGACTTACGGACTAAACGGATGCAAGAGTTTGACCAAGTGTTATGCTTAATGTCTAGCCACCCTAACAGTCGTGAAGCATGTGCTTATATTCAAGGCAAGGTAGTCAATATAGTTCCAACTGATGATCCTAATTACAATGACAAGTACGATTCAATCTATAATCATGGTTACGGTGAACCTGCTGGGACATTAGGAATTAACTGTAGACACAAATTATTTCCATTTACTCCAGGTGTCAACGTGAATAACATGCCTCAGTATAATTCTAAAGAAGCAATTAGGAATGGTAATTTACGTCAAAAGCAACGTTACTATGAACGTTCAATTAGAGACGCTAAGAAACGCTTGAAAGTTGCCGAAGAATTAGAAGATGAGCAAATGATAACTCGTACCAAAACACTAATTTCAGCACGTCAAAAGAAGTTAAGAGAATACATCAAAGAAACTAATAAGATGTATGGTAATAAACATGATATTTTGACTAGAGATTATGATAGAGAGCAAATAACTTATAAAAAGAAAAAGCTTGATCAAAGTGATAAAACAGAGTCTCAAAAGCATGTAGAAGCTAAAATAAAGAGTGGTCAATGGGGAACTAAGATTAATCCAGAAAAACAAGCACCACATATGGAATCTACAAAATTAGAAGGTAAGAGTTATTTATATGATAACGAAGATCCACAAGAATTATTAGATAAGTATGCTGGTAAAGGTAGATTAAATGATACTAAAAATGGATTTGGGAATAAAGAAATTGTGCATGTTGATCATATTGTAGGGATAGATTATAATTCAGGTAAAGAAACTGACTGGATTAAAATACACTATTCTAAAAAGAGGATACATATAGTTCCTTATAAGCCAAAGGAGTGATTACAGATGGATTTAAGACCTTATTGGGGTAAAAATGTCATAGTTAAAGATGTTGATGATATTGTCTATAAAGGTTTTGTTAATGCGGTAACTATTCCTGGTGATTCTGATGATAATTGTTATGAAATTGATTTAATTAGAACAGAACAATATAAAGATGGATATTTCACTTTAACTGAGCATGAAATCAAGTCAATTAAACTAGATCCTGATAAAAATTAGTAGAAAAGGGTGTAACAAATGGATAACAAAATTCCAGTACATGTAATGGGTGTAGATTATTCTGCAAATGTAAAAGATTCCAAAATGCATGTAACGCTTAATATAGATATTTTTGAAGAACCACGATTTGATAATATGAAATTAGTAGAAAAATTAGCACGTAAAGTGAACGAGATAAAATTATAACATTCCGACCTGAGTAAGTCGTAAAACTGCTTTTTTTGTATGCAATCAATCAGCGTGGAGCGTTCCACGTAAAATAAAAACGATAGGAGAGATTGACATGAAACGTGAAGATTTGAAGAATTTAGGTTTGACTGATGAACAGATTGAAAAAGTAATGGCTGAACACGGTAAAGATATAACCAGTTTACAAGAAAAAGTAAATGGTTTAACTAATGAACGTGACGGCTTGAAATCACAACTTGATGAACGAGATCAACAGTTAGTTGATTTACAAAAGAATTCTAAAAATGTTGATGATTTAAACGAACAAATCAAACAATTACAATCTGACAATAAGAAAGCTAATGAAGAATGGCAAAATAAATTAGCTACTCAAACCAAGAATTTTAAAATCGAAACAGCATTACGTGAAGCAAAAGCTAAGAACGTAAAGGCAGTTTTGCCATTTATTGACACTGAAAAAGTAACTGTTGATGGAGATAATTTGAAAGGATTAGATGATCAAATTAAAGCCATTCAAAAGAGTGATAGTTACTTATTTGAGGAAGGCAAGCCAGAACCTAAAATTAATATTGGCGGTGCTTTTAACAATGGTGAAAATGGAGCTGACGGTAAAGTTGATCCAGTAGTTTCTAGCATTGCAGCACGCATGAAATCAATTTAGAAAGGATATGATATCACATGACAGTAGTATTAGATCAAAAAGATTTATTAAAGATTGATGAAGAGTTTGAAGCAGATTCTCAACTCTGGCAACCATTACAAGGTGGTGCTAAGTCTATCACAGCTGCAGACTTTACAGGAGTTAAGACAGTTCGTATTAACAAGATGGACGGTTTTGCAGATGCAACAAAATATAAACGTAACCAAGATAATGCACGTAACAACGTTAATGTTTCTAAAGAAACTCTAGAATTGACACAAGAAGATTGGATTGGGTATGACCTAGATCAATTGGATATGTCCGAAAATGGGGCTTACACAGTAGCTAATGTTGTTCGTGAACATAACCAACGCATTACAATTCCACACCGTGATAAATTCCTAGCTCAAAAGATTTATGACACAGCTAAGTCTGGTGGTAAGTTAGTAACAGATACAATTGATTCTAAGAATGCTTTAGCAGCTTATGATGAAGTAGAATCTTACATGATTGATAATCAAATTCCTGGTGGCTGGTTAATGTTTGTTTCTACTAAGTACTACAAAGCATTAAAGAACGCTGATGGTGTATCTAAGACATTCTCTGTTAACCAACAACAAATTAACGGAATTAACCGTCGTGTTGCTCAATTAGACGGTGGAACACCAATCTTAACAGTTGCTAAAAATCGTATTCAAGGTTTAACAATTCCTGATACAGTAAACTTCTTAGCAGTTCCAACATTTGCAATTGCTCCAATTGTTAAATACGATACAGTCGACGTTATCTCTCCAGATAATGACCGTGCTGGTTATCGTTGGACAATTAAAGGATTATCTTATTATGACGCATTAGTATTTGAAAATGCTAAGAAATCTATTTATGTTGCAGCAGAAACAGCTACAAGTAGGTAAGGTGATGTAAATGGCTTATCTAACTTACAATGAATATGTTGAGTTTGGTTATAGGTTAGATGAAGATGTGTTTAATGAGTTTGTAAAAGATGCAGAACGTATCATAGATTTAGCTACAAACGATTTTTATAAGGTTCATGATATATTAGTCGATAAGTCAAAAAGACGCGTAGAAACGTTTAAAATGGCTATCTGCGAGCAAGTAGATTTTATGCGTGAAACTGGTATTAATAAGAGTTATGATTTAGCTCAAAATGAATTTACCAGTATCACAGTAGGCAGATTATCTTTAAGCCCTGCCAGCAATGTAGGATCAACTATGAAGAATGGTTTATGTACAGAAGCATATAATCTATTAGGGAGATATGGATTATTATATCGAGGTGTACACAGATGATACCTAGAATTGATAGAAGATTGTGTAATCAAAGTATCACTTTAAAGATTCCAGTTGGAGATTTGGATAAATACGGTAAGCAAAAAACAGAAGAAGTTGAGGTAGCAAATGTACTTGTACAACCACAAACAATCTATTCAGGCGATAGCAATAATCGTAAAATTACGGCTAATGCTATTGTCTTTTTGTTTGCTAAAATTTCTAATCCGTTACCTAAATTAGATAGGGATAGCGTTGGAAGTAAGTTAATCTTTGAAGGTAAGGAATACACAATTACTAATATTGTAGATAATCGTGAGCCTTACAGTAATGATGTTTATTCTTATGAATTGGAGGTGTTGTAATTGGTAGTAGTGGTATCAGTTCATGGTAAAGGCTTTGACCGTTTTTCTGAGAAAGCTTTAAATCGTGGACTTTATAATTTTACTAATCAAATGGCAATGGATATGGATGACTTTGTTCCATTTAAGCAAGGTAATTTATCAAGGTCAGTTCATGCAAAAGATGATCATGTACATTTATCAAAGACAGTTCATGTTCAAGGCAATCATATTACCTATACAACACCTTATGCCAAAGCTCAATTTTATGGATTTATTAACGATCATCCAATTACTCACTGGACAACAAGTGAACATCCGCAAGCAACATCTAGATGGGATTTAAAAGCAAAGAGCTTATATTCTAATAATTGGGTTAGGGTATTTAAAAAAGGTTTACTTGATGGAAAGGTAGTTGAATATCATGGACCTGAAGGATAGATTGACAGACTGCATTAACGACAATGTAGATTTACCAGTTAAATTGTATCAGTCGTATATGACTAATAAAACAAGTCCAGAATTACGTATATATGACTTGCCATCAACAGTAATTGATGAAGATTATGCAGGCAATCGAACAGAAGAATTTATTTTTGAAATTGCAATGCGTAGTAATGATGAAGAACTGATTAATCAAACGTTGTGGAATATAGCGAAGTATATTTCAGAATATGATTTTAATTTGGTTAGTCAGAATGATAGTTTTAGTTTTAATAAATTAGAAGTAACAACATTCCCACATATAGTGTCAGCAGATACTGAGGGTAATGTTGTTTATTTATTTGATTTTAAAATCACAGTTGATACTTATAAGGAGAGTGATTAATTATGGCAGAAGCACCAGAAAAAATTGGTTCTTTTATTCTTAACCATAAAGTAAAAATGGAAATTGATACTGCAGGCAATAAGGATATGTCTGCTTTAGCGAGTGCTAAATGGGCTCGATTAGCTGCAGGTATTAACAACGTAACACCAGCAGAAAACGATACAACAACAAATGATGAATATTATGATGGAGAAGGCTTTGGTACATCTGATGTAACATCCAAGCGTTATCAATTCACTATTGCTGGCCACCGTTTAAATGGAGATCCTGCTCAAGATTATATTGCAAGTAAACAGCTAGAAATTGGAGATTCTTTAAAGACCTTATTTAAGTTCACTTATCCAGATGGATCTTACATTGTTGGTGTAGTTACATTAACAAACATTCAAGCAACCGGTGGTGCTCCAGGTGCTAAGCAAACATTTAGTGTAGTTCCTGTATTTAATGGGAAACCTAAATATGTTAGTGCAGAAGACGCTAAAAAAGAACAAAGCGGATCAACATTATAAATAAAATAAACAGAGACGAGTAATGTGAAACGATTGGAGGAAATAAAATGCCAAGTATTAATTTAGATGAACGATTAAACCTAGATACTAAAGTAGATGTTACAGTAGCCGAGAAGAAATATTCTTTAGTTTTGAATGATGAATTATCAGTTAAAATCTCAGATGTTCAACTTGAATTAAGCAAACGAATTGAAGATTTAACTGACATACCAGAAGAAAAGTTTAAAGAAATGTCGTTAGATGAACGTAAAAAATTAGTGGTTGATACTATGCATGATGGACGTGCAGATATCTTTAAAGCAATGGATAAGATCTTTGGTTCTGGCGAAGGTGAACGAATTTACGATTACTATAATCAATCAACTAGAGCAATTAGTAAGATTATTGCTGCAATTGATGATGTTTTGAATGATAAATTAAAGACTAATAAAAATCGTAAAGAAAGACGTGCAGAAAAATATACTAAGAAAAGACGTGGTTAGTCATGTTATCTCTGACTGAACCATTAAAAAGTTCATACACGTATCAAGGTAAAGAATATCAAATAGATTTGAGTTTTGATAACGTGATTAGAATGTATAACTTGCTTGAAGATGATACTTTCCAAGATGCAGAGAAGATTGTAATTGCTTTTGAAATGTTTTTTTGTTTTGAACCTAAGGATGCTGAATTTGCTATGAAAGCAATTGATGAAATTACAAGCTATATATCTAAGTCTGCTTATGGTAATGATCCTGTTGAAAATGATGTAGTTTCAAGTGAAGTAAATACTCACAAATTATTCTCTTATACACAAGACGCAGGTGCAATCTATGCAAGTTTTAAACAACAATACAATATTGATTTAATTGCAGAGCAAGGAAAAATGCACTGGGATGTATTCAAAGCTTTATTTGATGGCTTAGATGAGAATACTTATTTTAGAAAAATCTTAGATATACGCAGAAAAAATGTTAGTGATTTACAAGGTAAGGAATTGACAAGTGCAATAGAAACACAAAATTATTATGAACTTGATGAAAATAAAACAGTTGAAGCACAAGAGGCAAAAGTAGCCAGCTTTGCAGATTCATTGAAAGCTTTAGCTCAGTCTTAGAAAGGAGGTTAATCAATGGCAGCAGATAGTACAGTTAATATTGATGTTGTTTTAGGTGGTAAAGATAAGTTCATTTCTGATACTAAAGAAATTAATGATATTGTAAAAAATATCGGTAAAGATTCAGGAAATGAATTGGAAAAAGATTTGTCTGATAATTTGGATAAATCTAAGACCAAAGCTAAACAAACTCATGATGATATTGAGAAAGAATTTAAAGATCCTATTAAGTCAAAATTTGATGCTGATGATAAACCTTTAAGACGTAAGACTGAAGAAGTTGAAACTGCATTACGTAAAGTACCTAAAGAAGTTATTACCAAGATAACAGCAGATGCAAAAGAACAAGGAATAGATAATTTTGATAAATTACTAAAAAAACTCCCTAAGCAAGTCAGAACAGAATTACTGACGAAAGCACAAAAAGGCGAAGTTATCAATTACGAAGAATTATTGAAAAAAGTTCCTTTAAAAATTCTTACTAAGGCTGAATTAAATGACAATGCTAGCCCTAAGTTGAAAGCATTGCAGAATAATACAGAAAACACTGAGCATAAATTCAAACGATTAAAAGAAACTATGTTAGGTGTTTTTGCAGGTAATGTATTAACTGCAGGCGTAGGAATGGTAGTAGGAAAGTTGAAAGACTTAACTGGTGAAGCTATCAAAGCATCTGACGCTATGGATAAATTTAGGTCAACAATGAAATTAGGTGGCTTTGGTTCTGAAGAAATTAATAAAACTGCTAAAGAAGTTCAAAAGTACGCTAATGATACAGTTTATGAGCTTAATGATGTAGCAAATACAACAGCTCAATTAGCAGCAAATGGTATCAAAGATTATATGGGCTTAACTGAGGCTGCTGGTAACTTGAACGCTCAAGCTGGTGGTACAAAAGAAACATTTAAATCTGTGGCAATGGTAATGACCCAAACTGCTGGTGTTGGTAAATTAACCACTGAAAACTGGAACCAGTTAACGGATGCTATTCCTGGTGCATCTGGCAAATTGCAAGAAGCCATGAAGAAGAATGGTGCTTATACTGGTAATTTCCGTGATGCAATGGAAAAAGGACAAATAAGTGCTAAAGAGTTCAATAAAGCTATTAGCCAATTAGGTATGACTAAAGCTGCTAAAGAGGCTGCAGCAAGTACTGCTACATTTGAAGGTGCTGTTGGGAATTTAGAAGCAGCAGTTGTTACAAGCATTAGTAATATTATCACAGAGCTAGGTAAAGCTAATTTTACTGGAATCATTAATACAACAACTAAGTGGGTAGAAAATCTAGGTACAACAGTTGGTAAATTCTTACATGATAATAAAGATGAAATAGCTGAATTACTGAAAAATCTTGGTAGCATAGCCTCGATTATTGGTTCTGCTGTGTGGGATACTTTTAAAGGTATTCTTAATATGATTGCTGATGCTTTAGGTGTTACACACGATAAAGGTGATAGTGCTAGTGATGTTTTAGACGAAATAAATGATATTTTAGAAACCATCATTGACCATAAGGAAGACTTAAAAACATTTATTAAAGTCATGTTAGGACTATTTGTTGCCAAAAAAGCATGGGATATGGTTGCTGCTTTAACCAGTTACTATAAAATTTTAAAAGATATTATAGGACTAGGTGGATTAAGTGGACTTGCTAAGGGTATAGGAGTAGGTGCTAAAGGTGGTAAATTAGCTACTACTGCTGAAGAAGTTGCAGAAGGTGGAGTAAAAGCCACCGGTGCAAGTAAAGTAGGTAGATTAATTGGCGTAGGTGCTGATAAATTATTTGGTATTCAGCGTGGTGGCCAAGAAGTAGCTGAGGCAGTTGCTAAGTCTACTGTTGAGAAAGTTGGGTCAAGGACACTAGCTAATGGTGCTAGAACTGCAGCACAAGTAGGTCAACGAACAGCAGTAAGAGCAGCAGAGAAAGGTATCATTACAAGAACAGCATCAAGAATTCCTGTAGTTGGTTCTTTAATTGCTGGTGGTACTGAATTAATTGGTATTAACAAGAAAAATAAAAATGAAAAAATTGGTAGAGCAGTTGGAGCAACTGGGGGAACCGCAGCTGGTGGTGTTGCTGGAGCTTGGATTGGTGGAGCGATTGGTTCTATTGTTCCTGGTGCTGGGACTGCTGTAGGTGCTGGTGTTGGTAGCCTTATTGGTTCTACTGTTGGTGGAATGCTTGGAGCTAAAGGCGGTGGCTCAATTGGTAAGAACTTTGCCAAAATCAAGAAAGATACAGGTAAGGTATTTGATGAGCTAAAAACAGGCGTAACCAAAAAAGTGGCTGGTATTGGTAAATCAATTTCTAGTGTGTTTGGGAAAGCTATTGGTGGAATAAGTAAAGTTTTCAATAAAATCAAGAAACCTATTTTAAAAGTATTTGATTCTTTGAAAAAAGGATTACAGAAGGTTGCTAAAGGAATTACGGTTGTAGTGTTAGCTCCATTTGTTTTATTAACTGCTGCAATTATAAAAGTCTGGAAAAAGATAGAAAAGCCAGTTATGAAAGTAATCAACAGTCTTAAGAAGAATATTGAAAAAGCTTGGAAACCTATTGCTAAAACTACAAGTAAGGTATGGAATGGGATAGCTAAAACAGTCTCTAAAGTTTGGAATAATTTGAGTAAAGCTGTATCTAAGGGAATAAATATCATTGTAAAAGTTGTAAGTAAAGCTTGGAACGGATTGACACAAATAACCAGCAAGGCTTGGAATGACGTTAAAAGTATCATAATCAGTATTGTTGAAGCCATTTGGAAACCACTAAGCAAAATTTTTGGAAAGATTTTTGATACTGTTAAGGATACTTTTGATGATATTTTTAAGATAACTAAGCATATCTGGGATAGCATTTTAGACAAGATTTCAGATATTTTAAGTGGAATTTGGAAAGCTATTAAGAGTAAGTTTGATGATATTAAAGATACTATTTCAGGAGTTTTAGATACGATTAAATCTAAGTGGGATAGTATTTGGGATGGAATCAAACGGAAAGTATCCGATATTTGGGATAGTGTTAAAAGCATAGTTCATGATGGTGTAAAAGCTATTGGTGATTTCTGGAATACAGGTGCTAATGGATTAGAAAAAGTAGCTGGTTTCTTTGGGGCTAAGATTTCAATACCTAAATTCAAACAAGGTAGTTCTGGTCCAGTAGCTAGACCAATGTTAGCAATGGTAAACGACCAAGAAGGACCACTACATAGAGAAGCAATCTTTAGACAAAATGGCAAAATCGAAATACCAGAAGGACGTAATGTATTAACTATGTTACGTCCTGGTGATGCAGTTATGCCAGCTAAAGAAACAGCTGAAATGTTTGGTATACCTAGATTTGAAGGTGGCTTTGGTAATTGGTTCGGTAAAGCCTGGAATTATGCATCTTCAAAAATCAGTAAATTAGAAGATATGATTGACGATAAAATAGATGCTATTACAGATGCACTAAGTGATCCATTAAGAACTTTACTAAAGATATACTCGGCTGGAACTAATACTGCTAAATCATTTTGGCACGATTTTGGAGAGTCAGGAGCTAAGAAAATTCCACATTGGGGAGAAACTTGGTTTAAGAACTTACTTACAAAATTAAAAGATAAGTTGGATGAAATTGGTGGAAATGGTCCTATTAGTGAATCTTTAGTTAAAAGGGCTGCGTCTAAAATGCATGTAAGTGTCAGTGCTGGAGATATTGCTCATATCTTAAATGTTATCCAACATGAATCTGGTGGGAATGCCAGAGCTATTAATCTCTGGGATAGCAATGCTCAAGCAGGCCATCCTTCGAAAGGTATTCTTCAATTTATAGATAGTACTTTTTTACATTATGCAATGCCAGGACATCATGATATTTGGAAACCATTTGACCAACTTCTAGCAATGTTTAATGATACGACTTGGAGAAGTGATCTTACTCTAGGTGGTTGGGGTCCATCAGGTGGCAGAAGATACGCTAATGGTGGTTGGGCTGATAAACCATCTATCTTTGGTGAAGTTGACGGAGAACCAGAGATTGCTATTAATCCTGCAAGAAGTACTGCTGATAATCATATTGTAGAAGCTATTAAAGCCAGAGCTGCTAAAAATCCTAATGGTATGAGTGCCAAGTTAAATCGTATTATTCAAGCTGGTAGATATGATGGCTCAATGATTGCTCCATCTACCAATATTAGTAATGTTTCAAATAACCGTATCAGCAGAGAAAGTAAGCTGGATTTAAGTGGAGATTTGAAGATAGATGTTGTAATGGATTCAAATACAATTGCTAATGCTACTTACTCTAAGTTAGAAGCAATTAGAGCTAGAAGAATTATTGTTAATGGATATGGAGGTGCTATTTAATGACGAGTACAGTTGTGATAACTAAACTTGATGGAACAACCTATGATTTAAATGCATTAGGTTTTCATGTTAAGAAATTTGATGTTCCATATCCTAATTTTCAATACACATTCCAGTCAATGAGTACTTATCATAATTTATTAGTAGATAGGATAGTTCAACAAACTACAATCTCATTAGTTTTGGATATTACCGCTAATGATACCAATGATTTTGAGTTGCAGAAATTAAAGTTAAGAAGAATTTTAAGCTCAAATGAAGAGTTTTATGTTCAAACAATGCGAATGCCATTTCTTAGATGGAAAGTAGTAGCAGATACTTTTACTCCTGCACAAAACAATTCATTTTGGAGAGCGTCAGATGTACAGATTAATTTAGAATGTACTGAATCATATGCTGAGACTGTAGCAACTACATTAACTCCTATGAATGCTACAAGTGGATTGTGGGGCTTTGGATTAGAGATACCTAGCAAGAAAAAGTTAGAGTATGAATTTAACAATCAAACTGAATTTGATTTTATAAATTTGGGTATTATTCCTTTAAAAGCTGATGAAAGACCAGTCAGAATTATTTTTAAAGGAAATGCAAACAATTTAAAGATAACCAATACTACAACTAATCAAAGTTACTCTATCAGTGGAAGTTTGAGTAAGAATGACACTTTAGAGATTGTGGGGCTTGTTCCTATTATTAATGGATCACAAGCTTATGGCAGATGTAACCATGCTTATTTAGATTTTGCAGTTGGCAAAAATCACTTGAGAATTGAAGGAAGTTCAGACTTCAACATAAAATTTGATACTAGATTTTATTATTAAGGGGTGTAGAAAATGTTATTTGTTCAAAATGTCAATGGAGATCAAACAGCTTTCAAAGCTGATAATGTACAAATTACAGATACATTAGGACAATATCCAACATTATCATTTACATTTGTCGAAACTCCAGAAAATGAAGTTGCAGCTCAGATGATGATACCTTTTACAATTATTGAAGTACCAGAAAACAAGCAGAGATATAGAATAGTTACTAATAATCCTGTATCTCTAGGGAAATACAAACAGTATTCAGTAACAGCTATTCATATTGCTAAAGACTTGCACAACAAATATGTAGATGAGAGATTAGAGAATACTCAATCTTTAAAAGCATGTTTAGATTTGTTAATCAAGGATACGCAAATAAAGTATGTACTACATGATAATTTTGATAATTATGCTTTCTCAGAAGGCTTTGGTGGTGGTTATGCTGATGATTTGCTAATGCAGAATTTAGCAAGTGATTTTGGATTTGAATTCTATTTTGATAACTATACGATCCACATTCAAAAGAAATTAGGAACAAAAGAGTCTTTTCTATTTATAGACAATGCCAATGTTTCAAAGATAAGTTATAACGAAGATTATTCAACAATAACAACGTACATCAAAGGTCAAGCTAAGCCAATAGTTCAAGAGACAACAGATAAAACGGGTGGTAGTTCTAGTCCTGGTGGTTCTTGGGGTTGGCCGTTTCCTGATGTTGGTGAAGGTAATTTTATGCAAGTCCAAAGATTTGGCTATGATGGTGGATTTAGACCTAATTCATTTCATGATGGATTAGATTTTGGTTCTGTAGATCATCCAGGGAGTGAAGTTCATGCAGTGCATGGTGGGAAAGTTATTATCAAGTCCTATATGGGTGGTTTAGGGAATTATGTTGTTATACACTCGGATGATGGATATAACATAGTTTACCAGGAAGCTTTTTCTAGTATGTCTAACATACGAGTTAACGTCGGTGATGTAGTAAAAACAGGAGATGTGATTGGATACCGCAATACAGACCATCTCCACATAGGAATTACTAAAGTTGATTTTAATACTGCTGTAGGAAAATCATTTACTAATGATGGAACGTGGCTTAATCCACAAGAAATTATTAGAAATGGTATAGCGAATAACAATTCTGAAAGTAATGTTGAACAACCAACAGAAACGGCTGAAGAGAATAAGCCCACTGAGTATGAGATACACTCTGAATATGTGTCTCCATTGGTTGAAAAAGCGCATTGGCCAAAAGTAGAAGCTGAACCAATTACTGACGATAATATAACTGATGAGAATACTTTGATTAATAAACTAAAAGCAAGTATCCATGATTATCCAGATATTGAATATACTTTAGATTATGCTAACTTCAAGTATAATTCAGTTAAATTCAGTAATGATATTAAAGTAGGTAATTACGGTTGGTTAAGAGATAGATTTGGAATTGATGTTGAAGTAAGAATTAACTCGTATACTTGGTATCCACAAAATAAGCAGGCAGATACTGTTACGTTTGGTAATAAGAGATTTGATCCAGTTGAGTGGCAAGTTAGAAATCAAAAAGCATTTGAGAGAAATAAGAAGTTAGGTGAAACATTGAGAAATCAAATTGTTAAAGTACAAGGAAATATGATGTCTCAAGATAAGTGGAATTCAAAATTCAATGAAATTAATAATTCATTCATTAATAGTAATAAAGAAATTTTAAAGCAATTTGAAGATATAAATACAAGATTGGATAGCATTGAAAAAACTGGAAAAGAAGAAGGTGGTAGTGATGGAACATCTGAACCTTGATGATATTGGCTTGACTGATAGAGTTCAGTATAACGCAGCGGTTGCTAATTTTAATCAAATTCAGCGTACTGTTAATAGCAATACTGATGAGATTAAGAGTGAATTAGATAGCAAAGCTAATTTGCATGATATTAATGATAAAATAGACGCTTTAAATGAAGATTGGAAGGCAAGGCTAAAGCGTGTAACTTTAGGTACTGATGAAGAAACGATTGAGAATATAGTGACGAAAATTTTAATTGAGAAAGGAGTAATCTAATGGCTCAAATATTGAAATATGTGATTGGTAAAGATTACAGACCTTTGACTGTTTTAGAGGCTAAGGGTGGTAATACTTTTACGCCTGACTATGATAAATCTAACTGGGTGCAAGCACGTCAGTATGAGGACAGTTTGAGACAAGTTTTTGTTGAGATTACCAACGAAGACGGTTCTGCCTATGATTTAACAGGAGCTAATGTCCTATTTGAAGGTATTTTGCCAGACAACGAACACAAGATTTTGGATAACTCTCATGCTGTATTTTATGAAGATCCAACAACTGGTAAGTTCCGTTTTGATATGCCAGCACAATCTTTTAGCGTAGCCGGGCAGTATAAACAAGCATTTTTCCGGGTGATGAAAGATTATCGTAATATCGCCACACTTGAATTTAAGTTTGAAGTACTGGCTGATATGGTTGTTACTGGCTTAGTTCCTAGAGATTATATCAGCCCGTTAGATGACTTGTTTAACACAATCAAGGAAACTGAAATTAAAAATGTAGCTGAATTGAAGAAGATTGTTGATGATAAGGTTGCGGAAATTACTAACTTGATGACTACCTTAAATCAAACTAATACAGCTACTTTGAGTGAGTTGAATAGTGCTAAAACAGCATTAGGGGCTTTAGAAGATAAGATTAAACAAGATGGGCTTTTCACTCAAGGTGAGGCAGAAGAATTTAAGAAATCAATTTTTATAAAAATGGTAACAGCTGACAGCCTGGAGGAATTACTTTACGGATACAAAATCACAATCGTACACAATCAAAAAGACTATCCTAAACCAACAGTTTTCTACTATGAAAATGCGATTGGTACTGAAATCGGCGGTTTAGGTGCTGGGTCATTTGGTGAAACGTTAACCAAGTTAGTTCCTTGTGAGGCAGAATATACGGATAATAATTCAATCGTTGTCCGTATACCAC